GAAACTGGCATGCAGTACATGGGTGCCTACCAGCGATGGAAGAAGAGCGGAGGTCCGAAACCTCCACGGAAGCACATCTGGAGTACTGTCGATTGGTCCCTGCGGACCATTGACATTGCCGCCCAGCTTGGCATCAAGCCGACAACGGTTTCCATGGCCCGCAAGAAGTTCGCTCCGGAGACTTGCCAGCACAAGCCTGCCCGGAAGAAAGAGGTTGCGGCGTGAAGCAAGTGTGTTGAGGCAGTCTGCGAAAGACTCGGCGTAGCAACCGTCGAATCCAGCACACACAAACAACTTGCCCTACCAGTGCCGTGAAAACGGGTTGCTCACTGGTGGGGCATCTTTTTGCCCAGATGAATTGGATCAACATCAAGATCACGCAGCTTGAAGAGCCGGAAATGATCGGCGCGGAACCCGTACAGCGGGCGACCTGGCTGTATCTTTTGAAGTACTGCTGCACCCATGAGAACGGTGGAGTTATCAGTAACGCACGCTCCTGGACTGATCGGCAGTGGCTGGCTCTCGGTCTGACTCGATCCGAGGTTGACCAGCAATGCCCGCTCTGGTCCTGGGGAGAGAATGGCGACCTGATTGTGTGGCGCTACCCGATTGAAAGCGAGCAAGTCGTTAAGGCTAAACGGGAAGGCGGAAAGAAGGGTGGTCTTCTCCGTGGGAAATCCAAGGCGCAATCTGAAGGAGTCCTTGAAGGAGTCCCTGAAGGAGTCCTTGAAGGAGTCCTTGAAGGAGTCCTTGAAGGAGTCCTTCAACGTAATAGTAATAGTAAAGGTAAGGATAAGGATAATAGTAAAGACAACTACAAGAGGAAGGAGTCTGAGGAAGGAGATTTCCTCTTCGGTCCTGACGGACCTGCCGAGGTGGTGCCGAAGGTTTCCGTTCCACGGAAGGAACCAGCAAGACCAGTAACCGCTCCGGTCGAGACCAAGGATCCCCGGCACCATGAGATCACTTCCCAGATTGCCCAGCCGTACACCCACGTCACAGGCAAACCGTTTCCGTTCTCCCCAAAGTTCGCCAAAGTCCTCCAGCGTTTCCTCGCCGGGTGGAACGGGACTGCCGATGAATTTCTCGATGCGTACCACGATGCGATGCAGGCATCCACGAAACCGTATGCCCCAGGGTGCTTGACGAAAGCTCACGACCCGTCGTTCTTCTGCCTCAACTACGCGGAGGTTGTCGCTGCCACGATGAGGGTGGAGGTCAACGAGAAGCGCCAGCGGATCAAGGCACCATTCTGACAACATCAATAAATGAACAATGAACTGAAGAAGCCTCCTGGGTCGGAGGAAATGGACAGGGCAGTCATCTCCTGCCTGATGCAGGCACCGGAGTACGCCATCGACCAGGCGATTGAGATCATCAAGTCCTCGGACTTCGTCACCGGACACTGTGCCTACCTGTTCGACCTGATCATCTCCCGTCACGCTGACGGGAACCCGGTGGATGCCGTCTCGCTTACAGCCCACCTGATTGACGCTCAGAAGCTGGATTCCGTGGGAGGAGCAGGAACCATCTCAGAAATCGCCACAGCAGCGTCTGCGCCGTCTGCGGTACGATCATACTGCGAAGCCGTCAGGAGCGCTTCCAGACGCCGTAGCGTTGCAAAGATAGCGTCCCGGCTGGAGACTGTCGCTTACGATGGGCCGGATGACTGGAGAGAAAAGGTTGGAGCGATGATCCGGGAACTGGATACCGCCACCGTCCAGAGCAGGAGCGCGAACCTGATTCCAATCAAGGATGTCCTCTTCAGCTACATCGACATCATCGAGCAGGGAGTGGAGACTGACGTGGATCCTGCCATCGCAACCGGGATCAGGGGGCTGGATGAATTGCTGGCTGGAGGAATCCGCCGGGAGTACATCCTGATCGGAGGAAAGCAGGGTCATGGGAAGACTCTGCTGGCGATGCAGATGGCTGGCAGGCTGTCGTCCGCTGGCAGGCGTGGGTTCGTGGTTGGCTACGAGATGTCCGCAATCCAGATCGTGATGCGGGATCTGGCACGCGAGTCGGGTATCCCTCTCGACAAGGTGATGGGACGCACTCCTCTTCGGGAACAGGGGGATTTCACCAGGATCCAGAAAGCCATTGAGTCCCTCGGAAGGTGGGATCTGCACTACACCGAATCCCCGTACATCTCGCTGGAGGGCGTTGCTTCCCATGCCCGGAACCTTCACCGGAAGAAGCCCTTGGACTTCATCGTGATCGACTACCTTCAGCTTGTGCCTGTCGCCCAGCGTTCTGGTGAGCGGGCGGATCAGATGCTCAAGACAATCTCCGAGACGGCAGAGAGGCTGCGGAAGGAACTGGGATGCACACTCATCGCTCCAGTCCAACTTAATGACGACGGCATGATCCGTGACGCGAGAGCAATCCTTGATGCTCCACAGGTGTTTCTCCGGATCGACATGGATGTCCACGAAGGCGAGGACGGCAACGAGGAGACTGCCGATACCGGGAGGATCAAGATCCTCAAGAACCGCTTCGGCGCATCCAACCGCAGCGTTGCAGTCCGCCGGAATGGTGCGCTACAGCGTTTCGAGGATGACGATGATCCGCCGAGGAGGAAGCAGGAGAAACCTCAGAAGGCATGGCGCAAATAATCATGGCGCGTTGTACATGATTGCGTATGTTGCGTTGAATTCACATCAATCATAACCACCAGAAACAATGGAACTCACCAAGGACACGCTCGGTCACCATCTCAAGCACAGAGAGGATCTTCGGAAGAAGTTCGTGCTGCTCTGCGGCGAGAAGACCCACAACGAAGTGATCGCTGACATGGTCAAGGATCCTGAGTTCGGGGAACTTGAGTGGGGTTATCACGCGATTCGCAAAATGCGGAAGCTGTACAAGTGCCAGCCTCAGTGGGGTGGGAAACGGGTGAAAGGACAGAAATCAAGACCATGAATGATAAGCTTCTTATTGGATTGTTTTTCTCTGGTATTGGCTTTGTTGGTGGTTTTCTCTGCACAGCTACAATCCCACAAGACGATCAACTCAAGCACTACCGTTCCGTCCTGATCCGCAATGGAATTGCCGAGTACCGGGCCGATGAGAATGGCGAACCGATTTTCGTAATCACCCACAAAGAAGATGGAACCAAACCAACAGACCGATAATCAGCCCGAGCCAGATCCCGAAGACGACTTCGGTGACACCACCCTTGGACCTGCCTGCTCAATGGACAACCCAGACTGCGAAAGCTGCCAATGAATGACTACTGGAACGACCCGCCGGATTACCCGGAACCACCGGAATGCTGCGGAGACATGATGGATGTCACTGATGATGGCGTCTGTGTCTGTGGTGCTTGCGGAAAACGCATTGAGCCGCAGCCGGACATTGAGCCTATCGAAGCAGTGGAACTGGACGACTGGAAGAACCAATGCGCCACCTGTGGAAAGGAGACGGACTGCGTGTATTGCTCCACGGAATGCGCCCCATTATGCGCTCACGGAAACAAGGGCGAGTGCGACCACTGCGACCATCTTTCGGATCTGGCATATGATGCCGCAAGAGAATCAAGATAACAAATACCATGGAAGTTCACGAATTCATCGCCGTTGCCGAGAAAATCCTTGATGATCCCACCTGCAAGCATAAGCAATGGGACAAGGAAGTGATTGATGAATTCACCTCAGACATGGAAGTCATCGAAGACTTCTGCGTCATGTTCTACAAAAACAGAAAACTACAGCGACCATTCAAGGATATTGAGCTTGCTCTGCATGGAGCGGTCACTACCGTCAAAGATCACCTGAAATAAAAATAAACAACATGGCTACATCAAATGGATTCCAAGTCAGCGGCAAGATCGCTGAGATTCACCCTGAGAAGCAATTCGGGAAACTCACCAAACAGGACTTCGTCATCGACTTCAATGACGGCAAGTACGACCAGACCCTTCGGTTTGAGTTGATTGGCGACCGTGTGTCGCAGCTTGAGAACCTTGAAAGCGGGGACGAGGTGACGGTTCACTTCAATCTTCGCGGACATCGGAACGCAAACACCGGAGTTGTCTACAACAACCTCACAGCATGGCGCATTGACACTGGTGCGCCGAAGCAGAAGCAGCGTCACCAGAAACCGCTTCCGCAGAAGAGCCGTGGTCCGCAGCCTACCGGGGACTGGTCACCGGGCCGTGGCGATGAAGATGAAATTGAATTCTGATCCAAACCATGAATGCAATTGAAATCCTCGAGAATGCCGTTGGTCACATGAAGGACCGGGCGGAACAGTACGACGCTCCCGATGGTGAGCGGTCTATCGAAAAGACTGTCGATATGTTCAATGCGCTGACAGGGCATCGGCTCACTCATGAAGATGGCTGGGTGTTTATGGCATTTCTGAAGATGGTCCGGTCCCGCCAAGGTCAATTCAAGGCGGACAACTACGAGGACGGTGCAGCGTATTTTGCGCTCGCCGGGGAAGCGGCATCCCGTGAGACGTAAGGAG